ATTCTTTAATACGGTCTCAAGCTGAAATGTGTTGCCTTTGAAATGGCTTGGCATAATTTTATAACAAGCTGCATTCCCAGCGGCTAATTCAGTATGAATGTTCCATCTGCTATAAATGAGATTTTGATTGTGATTACTAACACCATCTCTAACTAATTCACCAACACCAGGAATACTTCCAATCTGGTGTGGCTTCTCATGAGAAAACAACTCGCCCTTGTAAGGTAAGTTGTATTCTTCAGATTTTATTAATGTGAATGTTGTAGACGCTGTTCTAAAATTAGTTAAAACAACTACGTTAGACATCATACTTATCTTTGAGCCTTTGCCTTCTCTTCATTTGTTTTCGTTTATTTTTCTTCTTCTCATTTAAACGAACTTCTGTTTTATAGTCAGTTCCAAACTCGGAACCATCGCGATTGGATTCGCGAAAATCCTTGTATCGCTTGGCCATAGGTCACTTCCTTATCGCATATCCATGGGGGTTTCAAATAAATCAGGGAAAGCTTCATCAAGAGTTGCTTTAGTTAAACCTTTCACTTTTGTGTGAGATATCATATTATGAGCGATCAGCTTTGCATCGTCATTATCAATATCTTCTAGAAGTTTGATGAATAAAGCTTCACGTTTGATTGCTGCCATATCATCATAACCACCACCTTTGAAAAAGATCTTGAGACGTCTAGCTTCTCTATATAGCATAGTTTTAGCTTCATCTTCAAAATTGTTTTCTTTCCACGGGGGTGGGCTGTCTGGTAATAAGAACTCAATACGCTCATCGTATATAAGGCGCAGAACGTTTTTGAAAGGTACGTTTGAATTGGCTTGAAGCCATGCTACCTTGTCTGCTTTTGTTTTCTTTTTAGGAAGTTCATCAAGAACCTCTGTCATTGATAATCTAATCATTTTAAAAATCCTGTATATCTGTTATCAAGTTTTTCAACTTTTTCTTTACAAAGAAATTGAATAGATGTTGTCTACCTACTTCTTTTGCATTGTTATATTGATCTAAGATTTGATCTCCATACTCAGATGGTATTTGACTCAAGTCAATCATCTGTTTGTTTCGATTAAATCTAAGCTTTGTTTCGTCGTCCATTGCATCGGGCTCAGAAAGAAATTGTGTAATTCTTTTCTTAGTCATTGGTCTTTGTCTTTCACCAACGGCTAGGCAGTTATCAGCACTAAGTATATTTGGAATACCGTCACCGACATCACCTCTTAACACGTGTTCCTCAAGGTATTTATCTGGGTTGTCATGTCTTACCCACTTCTTCATAACGGGATTATATTGGTCCACGTTACCATAAGTTTGTAATTGAATGAAGTCTTTGTCACCAGATAGTATTAATATCTTTTCAGCACCTGTGTTCATAATAGTGCCATGTTCATGTACAAGAGTAGCGATAATATCGTCTGCCTCACATCGCTCTATACTAATAACTTTGTAAGGAAAGAATTCTTCGATCTCTGCTCTAATACGATGGATACATTCAAAGAGTTTGTTCCAATCCATATCAGAAGCATCACGACCTTTTTTACGATTAGCTTTGTAGTAGGGGAAGTAGTCTCGTCTCCAAACGTTTGGGTTATCACAACAGAGTACGATCTCGCCGTATTCTTTATGAAACTTTTTACGATTGAAACGAACTGAGTTTAAGAACATATGACGAAGTAGGTTTTCGTCTGGTTCAACATTGTGATGGTTCCCTATACTTGCGAACAGTGAAGCCATCATTACCTGATTGTAGTCTAGTAATATCATAATTTATCCATTAATTTAATTTGTATAGCCTATTATATCACAAATCTTCGTCGTTGTCAACCTCTATTTCAGTATTTGTTAGATTTGTTTTTAAACCACCTACTGTGTTCTCACCATCAGTTTCAAGTATTGCTACATTCTCTCTTGCAAACTTAATCAACGGATGGTCTTCACCCATTGTTTGTAAGTGTAAAGCTTTAATGGATTCAAAGATGAGAATCATATTGGGAAAGTACTCATTGATATCAGAATCAAAATCGCAGTTAGCTCTTGACATTTCTGCCAGAACGTTTTCCCATATGATTTCAGCTAAGTCATTAGCGTAAGATTCTTTATACATCGTCATCTTATCCTTGACCTCATTTGCGGTCATAGGTGGATCTGATATGAATCTTGGAAATTCTATTACGTTACTCGGTTTGTCCGCCACTTGTGATGTTCCTCAGTAGTGTGTTCCACATGACTTTAAATGACATTGTGTTGTTTCTTGCTAAATTAAAGCGATCGCTAAAAGTAAATCCGTGGAAGTATTTTGGATCTTGCTTAATACTTTCTAATACTTGTCTTGTAACTGCAAACGCGTAGTTAGCATGTCCTTGAGGATTTTCTGTCCAGTCGTACATGATAGTAGCGTTCTGTGCAGTTTCAGGTAGTGCACCATAGTTTGGATGGATACAAATCACCTGGCTCTTAATTGCTTCAATCAGTGCAATACAAGATGTTTCTTTCCAAATATTTGGATATAAGAAAATGTGTGACTTTTCAAGAGCTTCCATAACTTCTTCGTTACTCTTTGCTCCGTGATAAGTCATATGTGGATGTGATTCAATAGTTTTAAATAATCCACTATAAGCTTCATCTCTTTCTGCCCAACCATAGATTGAGAAACTTGAATAAACATCTAAATGAATATTATTGTATTGTTTTGCAAGAGCATCAAATACAGGTACCAATAATTCTAAACCACGATGTGGTGTTGTATGATAAACAAATCTTATTGTTTC